CAGATGACAAAGACTTAATCAATACAAAAGCCACTTCAAAACAAGGGGACTTTGTTGTAATCGCATCTTTAGAGAACACAGACCATTGGCAAGTTACTCAAGTTAGAGGAACTTTTGCTAAAGAATCGTAATAGTTAATTTAGTGTGGGGCTTCGGCCCCACATATTTAAGGAGAAGACATGAGTTATAAAGCAGATATACAGGCGACTAGATTTACAGCAGCTTCTACAACAGCTGTAATAGCACCTCCAATAAGAGTGAGAGGTATTATTATAGCATCAAATGCTGGCGGAGCTGGCTCAGTAAATTTAACAACCGGTAGCAAAACAGGAACTTCTTTATTTGTTGGCGATGTACCTAATGGTGATGTAATTAATTTTACTTTTCCTGAGGATGGAATTGTTTTTCCACAAGGTGTTTTTTGTTCTACATTAACAAACGTTACATCAGTGACGTTGTTAACAGACAAATATTCAGGACCAGGCATGACAGCTAACAATTAAGGTTTAACATGGACAGTTATACTGAAGAACTGTTAAAATTAAAACGTGGAGGTGATGTTCAACCTCCACGAACTAAAAAATACTATCGCTCTACTAAAAGTGGAGCAGGTATGACAGCTGCGGGAGTTGCAAGATACAGAAAAGAAAACCCTGGATCTAAACTTAAAACTGCTGTTACAGGTAAAGTAAAACCTGGATCTAAAGCTGCGAAGAGACGTAAATCATTTTGTGCTAGAAGTGCTGGACAAATGAAAAAGTTTCCAAAAGCTGCAAAAGATCCAAACTCAAGATTAAGACAAGCAAGAAGGAGATGGAAATGCTAAAAAAAATAAAAGATAAAATAAAAAAAATTTGGGATAGTTTATTATCTAAATTTTGGCAAGATTAGTTTATGGCTCTAAAGATTAGCGAAGAAGCAAAAGTGCAAATGCCAATGAAGACAGTTGCTAGTCTAATTGCGATGGTAGCAATAGGCACATGGGCATATTTTGGTTTGCACGAAACTTTAAATTCGCACTCAACTAAATTAGAGTTGATTGAAAAAGATTTAGAGCAAAATACAGAATTTAGAATTAAGTATCCTAGAGGACAATTAGGTAAATCTTCAGGTGAGGCAGAGCTCTACATGTTAGTAGAAGATTTATATAAATCTGTAGATCGTCTCAATAAAGCCATTGAAGACGGAATGCATAACAAAGTAAACATAGAGTTTTTACAAAAACAAGTAGAAAAAGCTACTAATGATATTGAAAAATTAAAAGATAGACAAAGGGAGTTTGCAAATGGGCATAAAGAAAAAAATTAAATTATCTAAGTTTGAATGGATTAAAAAAAATATAGTCATTGTCCCAGTTGTAGCAGCGATACTAGCCGGATCTTTTACATCTGTTAGATATGTTATTAATCTGACTGATACCATTGAAGCTAATAAACAAGTTTTGATAAATCTACAAAGAGATTTAGAAGTAGCTAAAGAAAAACTCACAGACACAGCAACAAGATTATCTGCAGCTGAAGCAACATGGGAGATGGCAGAAAATTTATACAGACAATTAGCTGATCAAGTAAGGGAGCACGCATATGATATTAAGGACCTTAATAGGTAGTTTATTAATAGCATTACTCGCTACTGCAGCTAGCGCACGTAACGAATATTTAAATGACGGCACAAATACGTGTGATCAAGGTAGTTGGGAAGCATATACAGAAGTTAGGCAACACGAATACAAAACAGGGTCTAGCGCCGAATCGCAAGACCAAGTAGTGGGTTGGAGATTTAGAAAGTCTATTGGTGACGTTTGTGATGAAGAATTTGTAAAAGACCAAAGAAAAAAACAAAAATTAAAAATACAATTAGAATTAGTAAAAGAATGCAAAAGAGTGCCACGAATTAGTCCACCTCCTGCAGAGTTTGCTGAATTAATTAATGCGTGTATGAAGTTAGGAGTTATGTCTGCATCTTCTTTTGGTGAAAGAGACTTTGATCCAAAAATAAGTTATTGGACTGTGTTAAAAGAGCAGTACATGAAAGAAAACCCTGATATAATAACACTAGACAATTATAAGGAGAAAAAATGATTGAGACTGTGGTAGCCCTTCTCATGTTTATTAATGGGGAAATTAAAGAACATAGAATACAAGATAATATGGCAACTTGTTTACGTGGTAAGAGAGTTGCTGAAAGAGATTACAACCCAAGTGTAAGTTATAAATGTATTAAATCAAAAGCAGAAACAGAAATATACATGGGTCAGAAAAGTATTAAAAAAATAATTTTAGAATAATGGAAAACTTAGTAGCAGAACCTTCTTTACCAATTAATACAATCGTAGCATTTTTAATGTTATGTATAGTAATTTATTATGGACTCAATGATAAATGAAATATATTCTCATAATGATTATTTGCTCACAGGTTCAGGGCACATGCTATCCTCCTGCCGTTTTACAAAAAGAATTTAATAATTCATATGAATGTTTACAAGAGGGTTATAAGGAATCTCAAAAAATTTTAGAAACATTAGGACCTGATATGGTGATTGAAAAAAAAATTATTGTTAAGTTTACTTGTAAAGAAGGAAAGTCTAATTCAATATGAAAAAAAATTTACTTGTCCACAAACATTTAATAATTCGTGCCGAAGCTAGTAGACCACCCACAGATGAAGAGTATTTAAGAAATTGGATGATAAATTTTATAGAGTCTATAAATATGAAAATATTTATGGGTCCATATGTAAAGTATTGTGCCATGGAGGGCAACAGAGGTATTACAGCTGTGGCAATTATAGAAACTTCACATATAGCAATGCATATATGGGATGAACCAAAACCAGCTCTGATGCAATTTGACGTATATTCTTGTGGAGAATTTAATGAAAAAAAGATATGTAATACAATAATGAAAGATTTTGACATTAGAAAAATAGAATATAAATATTTAAATCGGGAAACTGGATTAAATGTCTTATCTTAATGCTAATATACCACCAATATATTGCAAGGTAAGAAAGGAGTATCTTTATGACATGGATGAAAAATATAATAAAGAAAGTATCGATTGCGTGGCTTTTGCAATCACTTCAATTCCGGGTCGTGCAATCTTATTTAATATCATGTTACCAAACGGTGCGTGCTATTGGAGGTTGCCTATCTCAGCGTTTTTCCAAAAACGTTTTTCTAGAGCCCAAGTGCCAGATATGCAAGTTTACGAATTGGAATTGTGGAACAGTTTCAGTTATTATCCTAGTGTTAGCACTTTTGATTGGTTGTTAGGAGAAAATGCAAAATATTTGGGAATCGATAAAACATTATATACAGGAAATTATTTATTTACTATTGATTGGGCTCATCCTGAACCCAATATCTTGGACACTGAGCATTCTGAAATACCTGATGAACATAAGTGTGCGCATGTATTGGCTCTTTCTAACGGTAATTATGCAGCTCAGCCTAATAATCGTATTTTGTGGAACGTTTCTAGTTATACTACTGAGTCCGGTATACCTGACTATAAAGTACAAACTACAGAGTGGAATGCAGAAAATAAAGGGCTGATAACTGAAGATTCCAATAAATATTTTTATCACATAGGAAAAAAAGAAAAATGAAAGTTTTAGATAATTATCTTCCAAGAGAAGATTTTTTAGAATTACAAAAAATTGCTATGGGTAGTTTTTTTCCATGGTTCTTTGCAAAAAATTGCACATACGGTAAAGATGATAATGATCCTAATTCTTACTTTACCCATATTGTTTATGAAGAAAATAAACCTAATAGTGAATTTTTTCGCGTTTTTAACGATAAATTAATTAAAAAAATAAATCCATTCAGTCTTGTAAGAATAAAATTAAATTGCTATCCTAGTACTAAGGATTTGGTGCATCATCTACCTCACGTTGATTATGATGAACCACATAAAAACTGTATACTTAGTTTTAACACTTGCAATGGGTTTACAGTTATGCAAGATGGGACAAAAATTGAATCGATTGAAAACAGAGCTATATTTTTTGATGGAGGAATAAAACATAATAGCACCACTTGTACAGATCAAAAAGCAAGATTTAATATCAATATAAATTACATATGAAATTAACAGCCAATATAACCCTTGACGAGCTAACTAAAAGCCAAGTCGCTGAAAGGAAGGGGATTAATAACAATCCTAATCCACAACAAATAGAAAATTTGAAAGCACTAGCAGTAAATGTGCTTCAGCCGATACGTTCGCATTTTGACAAGCCTTTAATCATATCTAGCGGATTTCGTTGTGCAGAACTTTGTATTGCAATCGGAAGTAGCGTTAATAGCCAACATGTAGCGGATGATAGTGCAGCGGCAGCAGATTTTGAAATACCTGGTGTGGATAATAGAGAACTTGCAATATGGATTAAGAATAATTTAGATATAGACCAAGGTATACTCGAGTTCTATCGTGAAAATGAACCTACGTCAGGATGGATACATTGCAGCTACGCTGGAGAAAATAATAGAAATCAGTGGTTACATGCATTTAAAGATGAAAATAAAAAAACTCAATTTAAACCTTGGAGCGGATAAATTATGGTAATGGGCAGATCACAATTTAGAAAAGTAACTTCTACACCACCTATGAAAAAATACAAAGTTTACAGTAAAGGTGCAGTGGTTAAAAAGAAAAAAAATAAAAAGAAAAAATGAATTGGCCTACAGTTGTTGTAGATGATTTTTTTGAAAGTCCTGATGATATTCTGCAGGAAGCAAAAAAACAAAAATACAATAAAGGCACTAAGTATCCTGGATATCGATCAGGTCCCTTACATGTTTCAAATCATACTTTATTTAATTACATAAACAAAAAAGTTTTAGCTATTTTATATCCAAATAATCATCGTTCATTATCTTTTGAAAGTAGTTTAGAATTTTGTAAAGTTCCAAACAATATGCCCTCTGATGGCTGGGTTCACCATGACTCATCTCAAATAACTTTTATAATATATCTTAATAAAGATATTGATGTTGGAACCTCTATATACAAAAGAGCTAAACCTGGTGTTGTTGATTTACATTTTGAAAAAAAACAAAGTTATTTTTTAAGACCATCTATAAATGTTACCAAACAAAGACAGGAAAATAATAATCAATTTATAGAAACAGCATCTATTAAGGGAGTATATAACAGATTAATTATGTTTGATTCTAAACAGTTTCATGCGGCACATATAAATAATACTGACTTTGAAAGATACACTTTGTTAGGATTTTTGCATAAAATATGGGATCAAAATACTATGATCTCTTACCCCATACCTGAATCGAAGAGAATCTAGATATACCTTCTAAATTTTGATATAGTTATACTGTTGAAACGTTCAACTGCAATAGGGAGACTTATGAAGCTCAAAAGTGGCCACTAAGAAGGAGAACAAAATGACTAAATTATGTGCAAGAGGTAAGGCAGCAGCAAAAAGAAAATTTAAGGTGTACCCGAGCGCCTATGCTAATGCCTACGCTAGTAAAATTTGTGCTGGTAAAATAAAAGATCCGTCAGGAGTTAAGAGAAAAGATTTTAAAGGACCTAAACCTGCTAAAAAAGGTAAGATGATAAAAGCTTACGATGGTAAATTTATTAGATTAGACGTTGATGGGCAAACTTTTTCAAATCCATCCAGTGCTAAATACTATGGCGATATGATTGATGGCTAGTAAGAAAAAATTTTATATATCACCAACCGTTAAGGTTTCCACAGATGAGTATACAAATACTTTAGTAGGATCTGTTGAAGGTGGCGGCGGTAAATTAGGTAAAGTTAGAGGATCAATAGAAAAGACAGTTGTTAAAGATAATCCTGGTTTTAACATACCAAAAAAAATGAATATTGAATATCAAAGAGGTGATGAGGATAGTAATCTTTTTTTACGAGGACAAAAACAAGGAAAAAGCAAAACTTTATCAATAGGATTTACAAAACGATTTAAAAAGGGAGGGCTTAAAGAATGGTTCAATCAAAAATGGGTAGATATTGGGAGCAAACGAAAAGATGGTTCATTCGCACCCTGTGGCCGTTCAAAACTAAAAGCGGACAGGAAACGGAAGTATCCAAAGTGCGTGCCTGCTGCCAAAGCAGCAAGGATGACAGACTCACAGAGGAGGAGTGCCGTTGCAAGGAAAAGAGCTAAGCCTCAAGGAGTTGGTGGTAAGCCAACTAACGTAAAGACGTTTACTAAGAAATATTATGGTGGTATGATAGACGTATGAGTAAAGCAAAAAGAATAGATAAGAAGAGACCCATTATAGATAAAAAAACTAAAATTTTTGATTTATTTCCTAGTGGAGCATATGGAGCTAAACTAAAAGTGAAAGATTTTAAAGGTGTAATGAAATCTTCAAAAAAAGGTAATAAAAAAGGTGGAGTTATTTCTTATAAGGCATCACAAGGTAAAATGATGAAAGTAAAAAAAGTTAAGGGAGCTTTAGAGAAAGCTTCCAAACTACATGCTGCACAAGCTAAAACTTTAGGTAATGTTTTAAAAGCAGCAGGTGGTGGATTAAAAGAAGCTACAAAAAGATTAAAAGCACAAGGTTATACAGGAGGAAACATGGCATTAAAAAATCCAAAAAAAGCAGATCTAGATAAAGACGGAAAATTATCAGGTTATGAAATGAAAAGAGGAAAAGCTATTGAAGAAAATATGGGAGTTAAAAAAGGTAAAATGATTAAAGCAGTATTAGGTGTTGCCGCTTTAGCGACTAAAAAAGGTAGAGAGCAAGCAAAAAAAATAATGAAAGGTAAAACTAAATTAAGTCCAGCTATGAACTATTTAGGAAGAGATATGGGTGGAGAAATCAAAGGATATGGTCAAGCAAGGTCAAAAGGTATGGGCTTGCAAGATGAATCTGTACCAATGAAGGATAATTCTTACATCAAAGATTTAATTTAATGAACTATGGCTACTTCAGGAACTACAAGTTTCAATTTAAACATCGATGATGTCATCGAGGAAGCATACGAAAGATGCGGGATACGAACTAATAGTGGCTACGATTTAAAATCAGCAAGAAGAAGTTTAAACTTATTATTTTCTGAATGGGGTAACCAAGGTGTGCATCTTTGGAAAGTTGAACTTAAAGAACAACTATTAGCTGCTGGCACTGCAACTTATACAACGCCGGCAACTTGCAATGATGTTTTAGAAGCTTACATTTCTACAGGAACAGGTATTGGTAGTAGTATAACGGACGTATCTCTTACAAAAATTGACAGGTCTGCTTATGCAGCTTTACCTAATAAAGGAGCTCAAGGACAACCCTCTCAATATTTTGTTGATAGACAAACAACACCCACAATAACTTTATATCAAGCACCTAATGCTAGCACTTACACTTATCTAAAATATTATTTTGTAAAAAGAATTGAGGATGCGGGAGCGTACACAAATGATCCTGATGTTGTGTTTAGATTTTTACCATGTATGTGTTCAGGATTAGCTTATTATCTGTCAATGAAAAGAGTCCCTGATAGAACAGCAGATTTAAGAATAATTTATCAAGATGAATTAAATAGAGCTTTAACTGAAGATGGTCAAAGAACTTCTGTTTATATTTCACCACAAACATTTTATGGAGACGGAGTAGCATAATGCCATTTGCAAAAGGAAAATATGCCAAAGCGATATCTGACAGATCAGGAATGGAATTTAAATATTCTGAGATGGTTAAGGAATGGAATGGAGCTTTAGTTCATTTCTCTGAATATGAACCTAAACATCCTCAGTTAGATCCTAAACATCATACAGCTGATCCAATAGCATTGATTAATCCAAGACCAATGCATAAAAGTGGTATATTGGTATCATTAGAACCAAAAGATTGGCCAGGTCAATTTTCTGTAGTTTTATATCAAACAACAAATGCTGCAGGAGAGACTATTTTTATACCATCACAGCAAACTCCAGTTTCACCAAACGATGTAAATAATTCAAGATTAGTGAGAGCTAATTTAGGGAAGGTAACAATAGTAACATCATGACGTATACAGAACTCATTGCAAAGATTAGAAATTATACTGAAGTGGATAGCACTGTGCTTAGTGATTCTATTTGTGATGGTTTTATAAGAGATGCAGAATTAAGAATAGCTCGTGCAGTAGATGCAGATTATTTAAGAAAATTTGCAACATCTAATTTTGTTGTTGGTAGCAAATATGTGTTATTACCTAACGATATTTTAATTGTTAGATCTGTTCAACATATTTCAGGTGGAACAAGAACTTTTCTTGAAAATAGAGAGACAAGTTTTTTAAATGAGTATAATCCAACTGAGGCTACAGGAACACCAAAATACTGGGGGAACTGGTATAGAACAAATGACAATTTTTACCTTATTGTAGCTCCTGCACCTGCAGCAGCAGATACTGTTGAGGTTAGCTATATAAGAACGCCTCCTCATCTATTTTCATCTAATGATGCAGCGACTGTGCCGGAAAAATCAACATCTACTTTTATAAGCACTTATGCTGATGAAGTCTTAGTTTATGCATGTCTCGTAGAGGCTTTTAGCTTTCTGAAAGGGCCCATGGATATGTACAATCTATATGAAAAGAAGTATAATGAAAGCATACAAAATTTTGCGATTGAGCAAACAGGTAGAAGAAGAAGAGGAGAATATACTGACGGTGTACCAAGAGTTAAAATTCCTTCTCCTTCACCTTAAAAATAGGAGAATAAAAAATGGCAATTACACAAGCAGTATGTAACTCTTTTAAGAAAGAATTATTAGAAGGAGTACACAATTTTGCGTCAGGTGGAGATACTTTTCAACTGGCTTTATACACATCAGCAGCAACGATAAATGCGGCTACAACTTCGTTCACTACAACAGGTCAAGTTTCTGCATCAGGAACTTACACTTCTGGTGGCGGACAATTGAAGTCACAAAATACATCAGTAGCAAATGGAGTAGCAATTGTAGACTTCGCTGATTTGTCTTTTACGGGAGTAACTATAACAGCGAGAGGTGCTATGATTTATAACACTACAGATAGTAAAAAAGCTGTAGCAGTTTTAGATTTTGGTTCTGATAAAACAGCAACTTCGGGAACTTTTACAATTCAATTCCCTGCATTCACAACATCGGCTGCTATATTAAGAATATCTTAATTTAAGGGAGGAGCCAGGCTATGGCAGACAAAACATACACTGTTACCGTAGCCACCGGCTCCAAGTATGGTGGTGGAACAGGAAATGTTTACTACCTAGATGGTGCTAGAAACTCAACTGGTCCAGGAACGATTAGTTGGGTTCAAGGCGCAACATTAAGATTCGATCAAAGTGATTCATCTAACGACAATCACCCTTTAGTTTTTTCTACATCACAAGGCATATCCAATATAATATCTACGGGTGTTACTTATTACTTAGACGGCACTAGTAATCAGGACAATTACACTAATACAACAAATTTTAATGCTGCATCTACAAGGTACATAGAAATTACTCCAAGTTCTTCAACAGATTTTTATTATCTTTGTTACGTTCACGGTATCAGTATGGGAGGTGTGTTTGATGTCACAACTCAAACTTGGGGAGCGTTATCTTGGGGAGCAAATGCATGGAACAGTTCAACTAATTTAATTCAACCTACTGCTTTAACTTTATCTAATGTGCTTGGAAGTCCTAATATAGAAGCAGATGTAAATATAGGTTGGGGCAGATTAGGATACGGACAGGGTGAATGGAATTCATCTGTAGAGTCTATTGAAATTACAGCTACGGCTTTAGCTTTAACTTCAACAACTAATTCAGTATCTATTAATTCAGAAGTTAATGTAGGCTGGGGCAGACAAACTTGGGGAGAAAATGCATGGGGTATTTCAGGAGATGCTTTAGCAAGCGGATTATCTATGAACACCAACCAAGGATCAGTATCTGTTACTGCAGAAGTTAACCAAGGTTGGGGTAGAGGAAAATGGGGTGAACAAGTTTGGGGTGAACCAAATGAAGCTGGTGCTTTAACAGGACAAGCAATCTCAACTAATATTGGAACAGTTTCAATCACAGCTGTGATAAATGAAGGCTGGGGTAGATTAGGTTGGGGTGATGCAGACTGGGGTGAGCCAGCAGGTGAAACAATACAAGTTACTGGATTTGGCTTAACATCTAAAGTAAATCAAAAAGAAGTTGGTTGGGGTAATTTAGCTTGGGGCGCTCAAACATGGGGCTTCTCAACAACTTCTGTAATTGATGTAATTTCATCAGCGGAACCTACTGGTCAATCAATGAGCCTAGCTTTAAATAGTGTATTCGTTGATGGTAGTATTATTCAAAATGTAACAGGGATCACTATATCCACGGCTATAGGAAATGAAGAGGCTGATCCAAATACGATAGTAGCTGTAACTGGCAGATCTTTAAATACTACGGCAGGCGTTGTTTTTGCTGGTGGTACGACAGTAGTAATTCCAACAGGTGATTCAATGTCCACATCTACTGGAACTTTAAGTGCAACAATATGGACAGAAATTGATCCAAATGTAAGCATGGTATGGACAGAGCTAGCAGCATAAGGTAAAATTAAAAAATATTAAGGAGAAAAAATTATGGCATCATCATATTCTACAGGTCTATCTTTAGAGTTAATGGTAACGGGTGAAAAATCCGGTCAATGGGGAGATATTACAAATACAAACCTTAAATTAATTCAACAAGGTATTTTAGGCTATACGGGCGTCACTTTAAATGCCACTACAGGAGCAACTTTAGTTGTTTCTAACGGTGCATTATCAAACGGTCGTAACGCTAATATAAATTTAGGTGGAACTTTAACGTCAAGTGTAAACGTAACTATACCTGACGGCATGGCTTCCAAAATTATTAAAAACGCAACGTCAGGTGCTTATGAAGTAACATTCAAAACAGCTGGTGGTACTGGTACTACTTTTAGTACAACTGACAAAGGGCACAAAATTGTTTACGCCGATGGTAATAACGAGGTTGACGTGTTAGCATCACTATCTCAAATTAATTTAGTTAATAGAAACGAAGTTAGATTTGAAGACGCAACAGGTGGACAATATGTTGGACTTAGAGCAGCGGCGACAGTTGGCTCTAGTTTAACTTTCAACTTACCTACGACAGACGGTACAAGCGGAACTTATTTACAAACAGACGGCAGCAAAAGCTTGAGTTTTTCAAGTTATGTACCTGCTTCAACTGGAAAAGCCATTGCAATGGCTATGGTTTTTGGTTAAAAAATAAAAGAGGAGATAAAAAATGGCAGCACCAAATATAGTTAACGTATCAGGAATCACTGGAAAAACAGAAACCTTCGCGTTATCAGCTACTGTTACTACAGGACTTGTTACAAATCCAGGTTCATCAAACAAAGTGTTCAAAATTGGGTCTATTGTTGTAGCAAACGTTACAACGACAACTCACACTGTAACTCTTGCAATTGATGATGGATCTAATACAAGAAAAATTGCTAACGCAATATCTGTACCTGCAAATGCAGCTTTAGTTGTAACTGACAAAAATAGTTCATTCTATTTAGAAGAAGGTTATGCTTTAGAAGGTGGCGCAAATACAGCTTCAAAATTAGAAGCTACAGTTGCGTATGATATTATAACAGATCAATAATATTAACTAAGAAGGGTCAGTTATGATAGGATCAAATGGCGGTATAATAGGACCAACTAACGCTCCCACTTCAACAGTGGCGAGTGGAGTATGGAACACGCCTGAAATATTCATTCATATCTTACAAGGTAACTGGCCTAGCGGATAATAGGAGATGAAATGGCAAACGGAGGAATAGTAGGAAAATTTAACCCAACTTCAGCAGGCCCAGGAACAGCCGCTGAAAAAATTACTACAGTAAACGCTTCAGGATCATTTGTAGCTGGAACACACACAAACCAAGCTGATATTTTATTAATAGCTGGAGGCGGTGCAGTTCGAGGCGGGCCCGGGGGGACGGGCGGCGGGGGAGCTGGCGGAATGGTGCAAAGACCAGCTGCTAGTATTACTGGCGGAACAACTTACCCTATTACCATAGGAGCTGGAGGGCAAAGAGCTAATCCATCTCCAAACGTACCTACTCCTGCTGTTGGCGGAGATACTACTGGTTTTGGCTTAACAGCAAAAGGCGGTGGATCACCAGCTGTAGGGACCAATGCAACAGATAGACAAGGCGGATCCGGAGGCGGCGGACAAGAGCACAACAACGCTGCGGGTAACGCAACTCAACCCAATCAAGCTGGGGACTCAGGAACATACGGTTACGGTCACGCAGGTGGAGCAGGAAATCAACAAGCGCAGGGCGGCGGTGGCGGCGGCGCAGGGGGATCGGGCTCACCAGCTTCATCATTACATGGTGGCTCAGGAAGAGCAGTAGATTATGCTTCTCCAAGTGCATCTCCATCAAGCACAACTTATTGCGGCGGTGGCGGCGGCGCAGGAAATTCAAAAACGGGCGGAAATCCCGGCCCAGGGGGCGGCGGTGGCGGCGGCCAAGGTGACCCTAATACACCATCAAATCCAGGACCTTCTCCGCATGACGGAACTGACGGCCTAGGAGGCGGCGGTGGCGGATCCTTTGTTGGACAATATAATGGTAATGGTGGTGACGGAAGAGTAGTAGTTAGAGAAGCAGCGGCCAGTGTTGTTGGAATTGGTAAAGGTGTTTGGAGACTTCAAACTGTTTATGATAAAAGAAGATCATCTGAATGGCCAGGGGAGAACACTGTATAATGGCTTATTGGTTAGAAATTGGCTCAGATAATATTGTTAAAAATTGTGTTACAACACCTGACAACATAAATGAAAGCTGGTGTATAAAAAATTTAGGTTATCCTAGCGGTGGTGTTCAATGGATGGAGCAAACTGCTGAAAGAGGTGGTGGTATAGGAGATACTTATATATCTGCTAAAAATTGGTTTAAAAAACCGCAACCTCATGATAATTGGACTTACGATGACACTAATAATTCTTGGAACGCTCCTTTTCAATACACTACAGACACTTATGATAAAGATGGTGTGCAAACAGTTTATGACTCGATTTTATGGAATGATAATGCCAATACTTGGTTAGGGACTACAGCTGGTGCTATACCAGGTGGACCTTACGGATATCAATATTTATGGAATAATGAAACATCCCAGTGGGATTTAAAATCAGAATAGACAATAATTTTGAATTGATGTATTCTACATCATGGTCTTAGAAAATCATTTTTTTTGGATAAAGAATGCAATACCAAAAAGATATTGCGACTTACTAATCAAACAAGGTTTAGATCAAGAACCTATAGATGCAACAACTGGTGATTTTTCAAATAGAGATGTTAAAGACAATCCTTTAAATAAAAAAGAAAAAAAATTCTTACATAAAACTAGAAAATCAAATGTAGTATGGATTGTAGAAACTTGGTTATATAGACTTTATCAACCATTTGTTCATTATGCTAATGAAAAGGCAGGATGGAATTTTCAATGGGATTTTTCAGAAAACAATCAATTTACTATTTATAATAAAGGTCAGTATTATGGATGGCATAGTGATAGTTGGAAACAACCATATAACAATCCTCAAGACGTAAATAGACACGGTAAAATTAGAAAGTTATCATCAACTATTTTATTAAATAGTGGTAAAGAATTTTCAGGTGGAGAGTTTGAATTTGATTATAGAGATAAAATTAAAAAAAACACAGAGATAGTACAAAATCTTACAGATGCAGGAGACATGATAGTATTTCCATCACATTTATTTCATAGAGTAAAACCAGTAACTAAAGGTAAAAGGTATTCATTAGTATCATGGCATTTAGGGAGACCTTTTCAATGAGTTTTCAAAAGAATAAATATTTTGTTTTAAAAAATGTATTGAACCCTCAAACCGCACAAATCGCTTTTGAATATTTAAAATCTAAAAGGGATGTATTAATTCATTTTAGAACAACAAATTATATATCTAAGTATGATGAAGACTTAGGCACATTCACTGATATTCAAGCTCCTAACACCTATTCTATATATGGAGATATTTTAATGGATACAATACTTCAAGGTTTGAAACCTTTAATGGAAGAAAAATGTGAAACCAAATTATTTGAAACATATTCTTACGCTAGATTATATAAAAAGGGAGATGAGCTTGTTAGACATAAAGATAGATTCTCATGTGAAATATCAACCACATTAAATTTAGGAGGTGACGTTTGGCCTATATTTTTAGAGCCTTCTGGAGAGCTTAATAAAACAGGTGTGCAAGTAGATTTAGAACCTGGAGATATGTTAATATATCGTGGTTGCGAACTTGAACACTGGCGTGAACCTTTTAGTGGAAATATTTGCGGACAAGTTTTTTTACATTACAACAGTGTAAGTACAGAAAACGCTAAAAATAATATTTATGACACTCGACCACTCTTAGGACTGCCAGCTTACTTTAAAAGAAAGTAATGATATAATGGCGATATGGGTTTAAGAAAAGTTAATATAATACCAGGATTTGATAAACAAGATACTCCAACGGCTGCTGAAGGCAGATACGTTGATGGGGATAATGTTAGATTTAGATATAGTACACCTGAAAAAATTGGTGGATGGTCACAACAAACTACTAGTAAATTAGCTGGCGTTTCAAGAGCTATGCATGATTGGTCAGATTTAGATGGCACAAAATATGTAGCTGTTGGAACAAATAAAACATTAAATCTTTTTACTGGAGATACTTTTTATGACATCACTCCCTTAGCCAATACAGTTGCAACATGTTCGTTAACTTCGAGTTCAGGATCTTCAACTGTTACAATTCAAAGAACCTCACACAGTTTAGATGCTGGTCAATTAGTAGTTTTTCAAAACGTTACTTTGCCTGGAGGCGGAGCCACTTCGTTTACTGCTGATAATTTTTCCACCACTAATGTTTTTGAAATACAAAGTGTATCCGCTAATAGTTTCAATGTGGTAATGGCTTCAACTGAAAGTGGTTCAGGAATGTCATCTGCAGGTAACGTAGATACTAGACCTTATGAAGTAATAGGACCTGCCTTTCAAACATCACAATTTGGATGGGGCACTGGAACTTGGAATTTAAGCACTTGGGGTACAGCACGACCTAGCTCATCAGTAACATTAGATCCAGGAGGATGGTTCTTAGATAATTTTGGAGAGGTATTAGTAGCAACCGTACATAACGGAAAAAGTTTTAGTTGGAGTCCATCAGCTGCAAATCCTCTTGAAACACGAGCCACGATTATAGCTAACGCTCCGACAGCCTCTGTAGGAACTATCGTTTCAGATAAAGATAGACACTTAATATTTTTTGGTACAGAGACAACAATAGGAAATTCTGCTACTCAAGATAAAATGTTTGTTAGATTTTCAGATCAAGAAAATTTTAATGAATATAACCCAACCTCAACTAACACGGCTGGAAGTATAAGACTAGATACTGGAACAGAAATATTAACAGGTGTTCAAGGAAAAGATTATATACTTTTAATTACCGATGATGCTGCTTATACGATGCAGTTTGTTGGCCCTCCTTTCACTTTTAGCACAAGACAAGTAGGAACTGGTTGTGGGATATTTGGTAGAAATGCAGCTGTGTTTGCAAACGGTGTAGTATATTGGATGGGGTCAGGTGGATTTTTTGGTTTTGATGGAACAGTAAAAAGTTTACCTTGTTCTGTTGAAGATTTTGTTTTTAAAACTACAACAGGCAACTTAGGTATTAATATAGATAATGGATCTCAATTAATTTATGTAGGACACAACAGTTTATTTAATGAAATAATTTGGTTTTACCCAAGTGCAAGTTCGTCAGAAATAGATAGAAGCGTTACTTATAATTATGCTGAAAATGTTTGGACGACAGGAACACTCGCAAGAACCAGTTGGATTGATGCAAAAGTTTTTGATCAACCAAAAGCAACTGAGTTTAATTCATCAGGTAAACCTAACTTTCCAACTATCCTTGGCGCAACTACAGGGTCTAGTATTCTATATGATCATGAAGTTGGATTTGATGAAGTAAATTTATTTACCACTGGTACAACTACAACAGCTATTTCGTCATTTATAAGATCAGGGGATTTTGATTTAGATGTAGATGGAGATGGCGAGTATTTTATGTCAATGAGTAGAATTATACCTGATTTCAAAGAATTAAATGGCACGTCTAAAGTAACAATCTTTTTAAGAAGGTATCCTAATGATAGTGCAGTAAGCTCAACACTTGGACCTTTTGATATAAGCAACACTACACAAAAGATTAATACAAGGGCGAGAAGTAGGCAGGCAAGCATTAAAATTGAAAGTGATAAAGCTGGACAGTATTGGAAACTTGGTTTATTTAGATATGATGTAAGACCTGATGGTAGAAGATAATGGCAAAAATAGTTTCAAACATACCTGAACCAAAAGAAGTATATGATGTTTCTAATCAAAGACAGATATTAGAATCTTTAGAAACTTTAAAGCAACAATTAAATTTTGGTTATCAAAAAGATTTAAAGGATGAACAAATAAGATTTGAATGGTTTATTAGCTAATGGCAAACTTTTATAAAAATCAAGGATTTAAATTAAGCACTACAAACTTAACCACAGTTCTCACTACTAATACAAGTTCTGTGGTAATAGTAAAAGGTATGAATTTAATTAATGAACACAGTAGTAGTGTTCTTGTTGAGTGCTTTTTACATGACTCTTCAGCCAGTTCAGACTTTGAATTTTTTAGAGCTGACATTCCAACAAATTCAACACAATTTAATGCAGCAGGTCAGGCTATAAATTTAGAGGCTGGTGATGCCATAAAAGCAAAATCAGAAACAGCAAATAAGATAGAAGGTGTTATAAGTTTTTTACAAATAGATAGATCACAAGAAAATGGATAAGATAAACATATTTGTTGATTCTATATTAGTAGATTCTGTACAACATGAAGGATTAGATAAGGCTATATTATCTACTCTTGAAAAAGCTAAGGCTGAAAATAATTCACGAAAGAGATCTAATCGAGGTGGTTTTCAAACAGAAATATCTGACCCTTTTATTTTAAATACACTATTACAACAAAGTATTTTTATGCTTAAAAAATCTATGGAATTGCCAGACACAAAAGTTTCAATAGATGCATGGATTAATGAAAATAATAAAGGAGACTATAATAGTTTACATAGTCATATAGGTGCAAATTACTCAGGCACATATTATGTTAAGATTCCTAAAAAAGATGGAGAGTTAGTATTTAAAAGAGACCCTGCAGTTTTGTGGACAAGAAATCAAGATATTATAAATAACAATGAAACATCAAACTCATGGATATTAAAACCAAGTAAAAATTTATTTGTTCTTTTTTCATCACACATAGAACATATGGTTGTTCCACATAATGATGATGAATCTAGAATTAGTGTAAGCTTTAATATAAGATTAACTAAAGATGGCTAAGAAAAAGAAAAAGGGGGATATTGTATATATTAGGAACAAGCCAAGAAAAAGGCCTGGACGACATGCTAAGAAATATAGTAAAAGGATACCTAAGAGAAAAAAATCAAGAGGACAAGGATGAAATATAAAATTATAAATGGAGAAAAAGTTCCTGTGCTACCAGCTTCAGCTAGAGAAGTAATTAAGAATAAAAGAACAGGACAAAAATATAAAGATAAAGATGAGTTTCAGGCAGATGTGTTAAATCCAGCTACTGACACAACAGTTGATGATTTTGGACAAGATGTTGAAATAACTGTTGCTTCTTTAACAGTATCCGGTAAAACAAATTAATGCAGCCATATGGTGGTACAGAAATTCAATACGACTATTTAATTAAATATGCATCTAAATCATATGTTGATTCTGTTCAAATAACAACCTCTATCCCTGAAAAAATTCCATTAAATCCTTTAAAACCAAATATACTATGGTTAAAAAATTCTTACGATCAACCTAATCTTTCACCTTGGTTTAAAGATAAAAGTAACCATAGTAAATACGATTGGTATGTTTTTAACTCTCATTGGACATATGAAAAGTTTAGATACTTCTATGATGTTCCACAAGAAAAATCTGTAATTATAAAAAATGGAATTGATTATGATGAACTCAAAGTAAAGAAAAATTTTGATTTTAAATTACCATTAAAATTAATTTATATGTCTACGCCATGGAGAGGATTAAGTGTTTTACTTAAAGCCATGGAAATATTAAATGATGATGAAATACAGTTAGATGTTTTTTCATCTACACAAATTTATGGTGATAATTTTAAATCTCAAACAGATCATGAATATAAGCATCTATATGAAAAAGCTAAATCACTTAAAAATGTAAATTATAAAGGTTATTGTAATCATAAAGATTTAATATCTCAATTACCTAATTATCATATGAATGTGCATCCTTCTATATGGGAAGAAACATTTTGTATAAGTGCTATGGAATCATTAGCTGCAGGTCATTTGTTATTAACAACTAACTTAGGAGCCCTCTTTGAAACTTGTGCTGAGTTTCCTGTATACGTACCTTATTGTAGAGATGAGGATTATTTAGCTGATCAATTTGTTAAAAGTATAAAAGAGATAAAAAAAATTTTACAAACAACAGACTTAAAAGATTCATTGCTATTTCAAATGGATTACTATAAAAGATTTTATGATTGGAAAAATATAGGACCATATTGGAAAAGGTTTATAATGGGAGTAATTAATGAACATAGAAGAGATAAAAAAAAATAGAGAAGAAACGGTAAGTGCAATAGAAAAAAATGAGGCTTTATTTGTTGCTACTCCTGTTCATTCAGATGTAAGTTTATATTATATGAAATCATGTTTAGATTTACACTT